ATTCTCAACATATGATGATATCAAATTGTGATCTAGTCTCTGTCTCTCTACCAAGCTTCTAGAAGTTGAACCTATCACTGCAGCAAATGAGAACTTTGTGGGGATTGATAGTATGGTATTCTTGAATGTCCACGACGAATTAAACTCCTCGATGTTACTAAACACAAAACGTGTGGACTTCTCCAAGGACATCTTAGCACACATGAGTGGATAAGACTCACTAAGTGTCTGCGAAACCCAACACAGAGTTGTCTTAATCTTTGCATGTGTTCTTGGTTCTGGATCGGTATCAAAGAACACTGTGATTATCATGGATGCATCATCGGATGAGCACTTTGTGGTGATCACAACATCTTTGATGTCCTTGAAAGATCTCAACATCATTTCAAACAGCTTCTTGAACATCAACATGTGACCAGCATGGATGATGGTGCTGACATAGTGGAGAATTCCCTGCATGAAATTAGACAGGTTCTTCACGTAGACAGACATACCATTGTTCAGATCACCACCGGCTTCACTGAGGAATTGTTCTTTCAGTTCATTCATTGAATCTTCGAATGATCGTTCATGAGGCTTTTGCAAGTACTTCTTCATCAGGTTGGCTGGCAGTTCATGACGCTTATTCGTGACTAAGTTCAATATACCTCTAACAACATTCGACATCTCTGGCCATGCTCTAGTCAAGACAGCAAAAGTATTTCCAAAAGCAGGCATCACAAAGTTTTGACACCAGGTTGCACAGTCAATGGACTCTGATAAGGTCATTGTGGTTAGACCAGGCCTGAGACGAGACCTTACTTTTGAGTAGTGGTCTGATGTAGATGAAGATTTCTCTGTCCCCTTGGTTAAGTATTCACCCGTTATGTCTTCTGCAATTGTTCTTGCAATACTTTCAAGGAATTTTATAACAATGCGGGATATCATTGTGATTATGAAGATCTCACGGACGCCACCCAGTTGGTTCTTCTTGAACAGAGTTGCTATAATGCCACCGGAATCAATACAGAATTGGACAATCTTACTCATTTCTCTAAATGGACGAACTTCCCCTGCATCAATCTGTTC